CCTCCATCATCGCCAGGGTCAGGTCTGCCGACTGCGCGCACTGCCGCTCAACGAGCAAAGATCGATCGCGCAACGACGGCGACGCGGTTTTTACGAGCGTGTCGGCGTGCGACTGCGCGCGAACGCCAGGCTCGCCCATGCCCTGCATGACGGGAGGGAAATTACCGAGCCAATTGAGGGTTTCCATCAGCCATTTCATCGCCGGCAGCAACTCGGGCGGGATTTTTGGCGTCAAATCCTTGACATCCGAGCCCTGCTGCAGGCCGATGTAGCCGGCAGCACGGAATTGGTCGTAACGCTCGTCGGTAATGCCGGCATCGCCGGTAAAAGCTAAAATTTTATCGACCTGAAGCCCAAACAACCGGCGGAAATCATCGCACCACGACGCCAGAAGCATCTGCGGCTCGATCAGATCGACCAATTCACTGCGCCCCCAGAACCAATCAGTCGCTTCGTTGGGCTGAATAAGCCGGTACGGCTGCATTTTGCTGCCGCGGATCAACAAATTCTCTTTTTTGCTGACCACATAATCGTCACCCGACCTGAAAGTGTGCGGCGCGATCAGGATATCCGGCTGGATCATCTGAATCGTGGTGTAATCGTCCTCGTCCTTCACCCACAACTCGTGAAGCTGCACCATATCGGCGGCAACAGTCGGCCCCATGATCGCGTAATTCGGATCATTGGCGATCTGGACGAGGCCGCCGGGCAGCGTTGCGGACGTAACACCGGTCTGAATCTGCGAGGTCGACAGTACCTGGTGGAAAAAATTGCTCGGCGAGGCGGCATTGGTCTGCCCGCCCGACGTTGAATTCGCCTTGATGCGATCAAACAGGCGCTTGGCGTCAGGAAAACGGTGAATCCTCTGCCATACTTCGGATAACGTCAGGCTCGAAGTCTCGCAAAGGATCTCTTGTTTGTTGATGTCGTTCTCATCCTCGCGATAAACGCCGAAATTCCACGGCATCACCAACTTGCTGTTGTAAACCGGAGTGTCGTCGTGATCCATCGACGGCCATTGCTTGAGCAGCGTGGCGCCGTACTTCAACGACTCACGAACGCCACGGCCAAACAGCATGTCGACATTGGTACGGTCCCACTGCCTGGTGAGGACCTTGGCGACCTCGCGCGCCTGGTTGTAAATCTCAGGCGGATGTGGGTTCTCGAAATCGACGTCGAACTTCAAGGAGGTTGGGCTGAACAAATTAGTCGCCACGCGCTCCAGTTGTTTGTTCAACGTATTGACGAGAGATTTCTGACCGTCGTAACGGCCGGTCTCGGCAAGCGCGTTCAATAAGCGATAGTACGCCGAGCGAGAGCCCGCGCTGACCCGGCACTGCTCGACCCACTCGTTAACCTGCTGGACAAGTTTCCGTTCGCTCGTCGGTATGCCGCCGGGGATCACGCGCGCCGCCTGTAATTCGGGTTCAGCACCTCAGTAGCAGGATTATCCGACATCGCGCCCCAACCAGCACCCTGCGTGGCGTGGAACTTACGCAGTTGGGTCTGGAAACGCGCGCCTGAGTTCGGCAGCGGTCCAGTCTGCACGTTGCCACTGAATTGCGCGCCCATGGCCTGAAAGCCGGTCGCATCAGGTGCCGCATCCATCAGCCTAGACACGTCATTGCTGACTGGAATGTGCGCTACCTCGCCGTATTTGGTATCTCGCAAATTGGTGATCTTAAGATCGGATACGTCGGCAACCGGTACGCCGAGCATATCGGCTGCAGCCTGCGCCCGCACCTCACCCCCCGCTTCCATGCGGCGATACACGTTATCGGTCGCCTTGGTCTGAGCACGGCCGATAAAAGGCATGCAGATTTCATCGCCTCCCCCCGTGTTCAACGCCGAACGACAATGCGGACAAAAGTCCGGCCATTTCTGCTCGCCGGGCCACTTGAAAGTCTCGGCACAGTCCGGGCACTTCAGTTTGAGGATGACTGCCATCTAACGATACCGCCACGCGGCTTTGCGCGTCACGACCTGCTGCCGATAGCGCGCGGAGCGCTTCTGCGAGAAAAACATCTCCAAGTGGTTCTGATTGAATAGAGAGACCTGATCCTTGATGCTCATCATCTTCTTGGCCGCTTCCGCATCGCGCGTGCGCTTGGACGCCATCAAGCTGGTCTTGACCCGTTCCAGCCAGCACTGGATCAGCATCGCCGCAGCCACCACCTTGTCGTCCTTCTTGCTTCCGGGAGCCTCAATGGTATCCCCATCGCGCGATACGCTGTTCATCTCCTTGATCAATTCGGCCGATCGGATGTGGAACGTACCATTGGAAACATAGTCGCGCAACGCCTCCATGATCATGACCTTGCGGCCAGCGTTGGTCACCCAGTGGTAATTGTGCCCGGCGCTCATCGAGTCCGACCGGGTGTAGATGTAAGTCTGCACGTTCTTGAAAATGTCGGTCAGGCCCTTTTCATTGACCTGCTGCATCTGATGCCCGATACGAAGATAGACCTGCAAATCCTTCAGCGCGTTGAACACCGCGTTGCCAGGACCGTTCAGCTCCATGATGTAACGAATCTCGTTGGTGCCCTCGCCATACCAGCCGAGCAAGGCAGCGACGACCCACGCGAGGTGGCGCGTGGTGACGAGGGGCGAGGAGTATTCGGCAACCTGGTCGACGCCATCGGCGTAGCACCGCCCAATCTGGATCGAGGAGCGATCGTTCTTCTCGTTCTCGCCGAACGCTGGGTCGATCGCAACCACATAGCAGGCCCCTACCTCGGGTTCCTCCCAAACTTTTAATTCGGACTCCTTGATCCTTCGCGCCTTGTAGGCGCGCATATTGATGAATTCCTCGCCCGCCATGAACCAGTAATTCTTGAACTTGTTGTTGACGAACTTGTTGGTCTGATCAGTGAGGACTTCGGGAGAGAAGAACGTGGCGCCGGTTTGCTGGAAGGCCTCTTCCTCGGTCCATGGCTGCTCTTGGATGCGGGTGTTGGAGCCCTCGAACTCAGGCTGCGCGTCGCCAGAGTCTTCCGTCGCAGCGGCCGGGTTCATCTTGCGACGTATCCACGCCAGTTGCTCGACGGTTACCTGGTGACCGTACTGTTCCTTGACCGCCTTGATTTTGGCTTGCTCTTTATCGGATGGCGGGTAGAGCCCATAAAGCTGGAAGTCGGCGCTATCCTGTGAAATCGACTGCGACGGCTTGGACCACCATCCCAAGAACAAACAGCGACAATGCGCGGGGTCTTTGCGCGCTTCGTTCCACATCTCCTCCCATTTGTTGAACCCGCGCGCCGTGGACTCGTAGATATAAAGTCGATCGGGGTTGACATCGGACAACGAATTCTCGAACGCTTCCAAGCCCTCGTCATTGTCGTAAGAACATAGTTCGGAAAGATGTGCGAGCGAGACGCCGAGAGACCGGCCAAGCGTTCCGCTGGTCTTGGTCTTCTTGACGCCAGCCGAGAGGAACAGAATTTTCGAGTTGTTCGAAAGCGCGATCCCGGAACGATTGTCACTCGCGATGCCGGGGAATTTCAGCGACTTCGGCAGGCCGTTTATGATCGAAGTCAACTCGGCTCTAGCTTCGCTGCGATTCTCGGAAGTGTCAAAAATCACGGCGCCCTTGAGGCCGTTGTGAAACCCGAGGAGGAAACTGGTCAGCGCCCGCGCGATTGTCGAAAGCCCGAGCTGCCGGGATTTCAGACAAAAAATCTTGTGAATGTCTTGTTCGAGGGCGTCGAAAACCTCGGTAATAAACCTGATCTGACCGTCGTAAAGATGTTCGCCAAGAACAATATCGCCAGCGTCCTTGGAAAAAATATGGGCTCGATTCAGGAAGGTGTAAAAACCTTGCTCGACAAGTTCTCGTTTGGTCTTTGTCCAACCGGGCATTCAGTCTTGTTAGCCCGAAAGGGCTTGGACTTCAACGCCTCCCGCCAAACGCCGTGGTATTCCGGCGGGTCTCATCCAACTCAGCCAGCTTGATATCGATCCGGGTGCGGATAGTCGACCAAAATTGGGCGGGATCAGCCTTGAGATCGAGGATCAGAAGCTCGATGGGCTCGCCGCCGTTCAAAGGCGGCATGATCACAACCGCCCCGCCGAAGGTAGCGATGGGGTTGTGCTCGATCGACGCGGCCATGGCGGTAAAGCGCTCGGCCGCTTCGTTCCTCTGGGGTTCAACGAGGTCGTTCATCGGTACCGGTGAGAAAAATTAGGCTTGATCTCCGAATTTATAAACTCCCCGACGCTTGCCGCCATTGACGCCTCAACCGCGGTCTCCTCGGACACGCCCTGATAGGACGACATCTTGCCGGACTTAGCCCAACGCACCAGCAACTCACCGCTCTGGTCGTCGTAGCCGATCTCGGAGACCATTGAACTATAGACAGGTTTCATCCAACTCATTTTCGCTCCGCAGCCCCCATCATTATGTCGTGGAAAATAGGAAGCAAGATGTCGTCCCGATCTTCAATCGTTTCGTCGCTAAAAGCAAGAAACGGGACCTTTAAAATTGACGGCCGGCGTGGGTCGTAATGCGGGTTATCGGCAGGCACACGCCACAAAATGACCCTCCGGCGGTCCCTGTTGTGCGGCCCCAGCGTCCTGAACTCACGCTCCAACTCGCCGACGTAGGACGCCGCGCGCTGCGGATCGATCACGATCTCGCTCGCCATCCGGGGGTTGCGGATATGTGTGCGGCGATCGGGATGCTGGAAGAAAAACCGCACGTCTTCCTCGTCGGCCGCGTTGCTCACGGGACCTTGCTCCAATACTTGCTCACATTCTCAAGGGTCGAGAACATGATGTTCATCACCGCCATGCCGAGCATGTACTCGATCTCGGTGGTGCGCGGGACCAGCGACGGCAAACCGCCGTTCTCGTGAATCAGAAAAGTCTCGTAGCCGTGCGATTGCATCAGTTCTCGCAATGCCTGCGGCGAGCAGCCAAGTTTTTCCAAACCAAACGGCGCAAGTTCAGCGATAATAAAAGGCGGCTCCATCAACATCAGCAGGTGCGCGCCCTCCAGAATACGCTGCTCGGCGCCCTCGGTATCGATCTTGATCAGCTTGGTTTCGCGATGCGTGCACTCATCGATCGTAGCCGCGTCGATCTCGTAACTCTTGCGGAGCTTCCGCGATCTCTCGTTTGTCGCCCACAGCCCCGGATCCCAAAGCGCGTGGCCGCCGGAACTGTCGGCGTTAAGATGAAACCGCAATTTCTCTTGCTTGTTCCATGCCGGCTGCTCGATCAACTTGACGTTATTCACGCCGTTACGGACCAGGTTGTCCTTCATCCGCGACAGGTTACCGGTCGCGGGCTCAAACGCCAGCACGCTGCCGGTACCGACGAGCCTGGACAGGAGCAACGTGAAGAACCCGACATGAGCGCCGACATCGATGCAAAAATCGCCCTCCTCGACGACGCGCAGCATGACGTGCGCGACCTCGGGCTCGTAGCACCGCCCGGCCGACATCTGCTGGATCATCATCAGTTCCGACGGGTCGGCTGGATCGAGCGCGATATCGAACTCAACGTCGCGAGTCGGAAAGATTATGCGGATGGGCTGATCAGGCACGTTGCTGCTGTTTCTGCTGGTCGATCATCAGTGACAGGGCCTTGATGCGATCGGCAGCTTCCTGCAACAGCCTGCGTTCATCCTCGTGATAGATGTAGTACATATTACCCTGCCAAATCTTACCGGTGTGATACTTCGCCTGTTTTTCCAGCCGCTCGATCAGACTCATCCATCCTCTCCTTCAACGCCTTGATGATATCGATGAAAACCGGACCCCACTCGTTATCCGGCCCCTGCCGAAAGATGCGAGCTTTTGGGTGCCACAGCATTTTCTCCCCGCGTTGCCCCAAGCGCCAGTCGCGGCCCTGATACGAGTACGGGATCCACACCTCCCGGCCAGCCAGCGCACAGATATGTGCGAGCGCCGACTCGCAGCAAATCACAAGATCAAGATGTTGGAGTATCGATACCGTGTCGGCGACATCGTTGATGTAGGACGACAGGTCGCGTACCAGCGACACCGCGCCGCTCTCGTGCAGGTCCTGCTGCCGGTCGCCGATCTGCAGACCGTAGAGCTGAATACCTGGCACCTGATAGAGATCGAGGAAGCGGGCAAACGGGATGTTGCGATGCTGGTCGATGTCGTTGAGCGGCGAGCCCGCCCACGCTACGCCGATATGCAACTTGACGTCGGGGACCATCCACGTCGTCGGGATGCGCGAGACCGTGTAGGCAATCTGCTTGGTCTTGCGAACCTCATAATCGTTCAGCCCGAGCGCGTAGGGCAAGCTGACAAACGTGGTCCAGCAGTCAGCCGGCGGGTAGGCATTGCCGGACGGGATCAGATTAAGATTAGGGATGTGCCCCAGGCTGTGCATGAAGGTCCGCATCAACTGCGGCTGGATGTAGGCGTGAATGTACTTGGCGCGCTTGCACGCGAGTTCGACGAAGCGAGCAAAGGACAGCGTGTCGCCAAGGCCCTGATCGGCGGCGAGAAACACCGTTTTGCCGGGTTCCCCCTTCCATTTCTCATAAGGAAAGACGAGAAAGTTGTGTAGCCGCCATTCGAAACGAAGTTCGAACAACTCAAACCCGCGCTGATACTGCCCGGCGAACAGGCAGGCAAAGGCAAGGCACACCCGCGCTTCAAGGTGCTGCTTGTAAAGAAAGCCGGTGTCGCCGCCGTAAACCGGGTCGGCCGCGGCATCGAGTTCCTTCTGCGCAAAAACTATCGCTTGCTCGGCGGCGTGGACCGACTCTTTGTTGTTGCCGAACAGGCCCTCCAGCACTGACATATGCAGCCAATACTGCGTCATGTCGGGAAACACTTCGTTGGCCGCAACGGTGATGTCGTAAGCGTCATGAGTGCGCTTGAGCAGATGGTAGCACCAGCCGAGATTGAGCATGACCTGGGCGCGTTGACGCGGCTCCAGATCAGTGCAGAACAGGGCGCGGCGATAGGCGCCGACCGCAGCGTCAAGCTTTTTCA